CTATACACCTTTTCGCTTGACAAGCTCCAACAGGTACTGACCATAGCCCGTCTTGGCCAACGGATTTGCCAACTCCTTGACTTGATCAACGTCAATATACCCCATGGAGAATACGATTTCTTCAAGACACGCAATCTTTAATCCTTGACGTGATTCGACCGTCTCTACAAAATTACCAGCAGCCAGCAAAGATTGATGCGTTCCGGTGTCCAGCCAAGCGACACCGCGACCAAGGAGTTCAACCCACAAGTCTCCACGCTCTAGGTACACCTTGTTAACGTCGCTGATTTCCAGTTCGCCACGCGCGGAAGGCTTAATACTACGGGAAATGTCCACAACTGCGTTGGAGTAAAAATACAAACCTGTGACAGCAAAGTTGGATTTGGGCTGCTCTGGCTTTTCTTCAATATTGACTACATTCTGGTTGTCGTCGAAAATGACTACTCCATATCGCTCCGGGCTGCTGACATGATACCCGAAGACGGTAGCTCCTTCCTTGATATTTTCCACAGCACTCGCTAAAGTTTCGGTTAGGCCATGCCCCCCAAAAAATATTGTCCCCGAGAATCAGGCTTACATTGGAATCTCCAATGAAATTGGCCGCAATAACGAACGTCTGCGCAATCCCTTCTGGCTTGGGCTGCTCTGTATATTTTAAGCTGATCCCCAACGCTTCTCCATTACCGAACAATTCCCGGTAGCGAGGAAGATCGTGAGGGGTGGAAACAATGAGAATGTCCCTGATTCCGGCCATCATCAGGACGGAAAGAGAGTAGTAGATCATGGGCTTGTCATAGATTGGCAGCAATTGCTTGCTCGTTGTCTTGGTGATCGGATACAGACGTGTCCCCGACCCTCCAGCCAAGATTATCCCTTTCCAATTCTTAGCTTTTTCACTTGAAGTTATGATCATAACAGCGCTCTTTATAGCTTTGCTCAACCCAATTGACGTATTCGCCACTAAGAATTCTCTGAACCCATTGGTCGTTCTCCATGTACCATTGGATTGTTTTCACCATGCCCGAATCAAATGTCTCAGAGGGGTCCACCCAAGCTCGGACTCTATTTTGTCACAATTGATTGCATATCTAAAGTCATGCCCAGGACGATCCTTAACAAAAGTGATCAATCCCTCACGCGGATCGCCATCAACCGAGGAGCAGATTTCATCCAAGGACCCACAAACCATCTTTACGATGTCGAGGTTTACCTTTTCACATTTGCCACCGACATTGTATGTCTGGCCAGGGGTACCCCTCTCAAAAACGGCAGCAATGGCAGTACAATGATCAGCCACATACAGCCAATCGCGGATGTTTTGCCCATCACCGTAGACCGGCAGCAGCTTTCCAGCCAAGGCATTAATAAATACCAGCGGAATAAGCTTCTCAGGAAACTGTCGTGGGCCGTAATTGTTGGAACAATTGGTGATCAGGGTGGACAGGCCGTATGTGTGATGATATGAGCGCACGGAATGGTCGCTGGAAGCTTGGAGGCCGAGTACGGACTATTAGAGGCGTAGGGAGTTGCTTCTGTGAAAGGAGGAGCATCTAGGCCAAGTGTCCCAAAGACCTCGTCTGTTGAAACATATAGGAACCGGAGTTTTTCCTATGCCTCGCCCTCCAGAGTGTCCCAATACTTCATTGGACTCATCAAGCAGCTTAAACGTCCCTTCCACATTGGTCTCCACAAATAATTCAGGCCCGACAATCGAACGGTCAACATGGCTTTCCGCAGCAAAGTTTACAATGACATAGGCCCGTGTTCTACTAAAAGCTTTCTACCAACTCCCGGTCACCGATATCCCCGCACACGAAAACATGGTCCGGATCATCCTTAAGTCCATCAAGGTTGTCCATATTTACCGCATATGTGAACAAGTCAAGATTGACAACCCACAACTCCTGCTTGCGCAGTCCGTGAACTAAATTTGACCCAATAACCCCGACCCCACCGGTTACAAGAATAAGTTTGCATATAGTACAAATCCCAAACTGTTTGACAAATAGTCAAGACCAATTTAAAATTTTATACTAACTTATCGTCAAACCAATACTCCAAAACAAAAATGAAATCTATCAAAAAAATTGGTGTTCGGTTTAGTTTGACAACCTACAGCAGCCCCAAAAAGGAAACAAATGTCCACCAACATATCAACCTTCGTCCTAATCCTGAATTACAATGGGCTCAAATTCAATAAATTCTGCATAGATAGCATCCTTAAGCAGGATGTGAAAAATATAAAAATTCTGTTTCTTGATAACGGATCCAAGGACGGCTCACTTGAGGCGTGCAAGCGTGATTTTGGAAACTCGGTGACGTATATCGACAACAAGAAAAACCTCTACTTTGCAGCTGGGAACAACGTCGGCATCAAGTACGCACTGGATGCCAAGGCTGACTACATATTTGTTTTGAATAACGATACTATTTGTAGCGCAGATTGCATCCAAAAGCTGACTGATTTTATGGAGGCCAATCCCAAAACCGGCGCATGCCAGCCGTTATTGGTTGAAATGGACAATCCGGATCGAATTGCTTCTGCTGGGTGCATCGTGTCTTTAACTGGCAGAGCATGGGATGCGAAAATGGGTGAACAAGCATCAATGCTTCCCCTTTCGCCGATAAAGACTTTCGGAGTAACAGGAGGAGCGATGTTTCTCCGTGCCGAGGCTCTTCGACAGGTCGGAATGTTCGACGAATCTTACCAAATGTATTTTGAAGATGTGGAATTGTCCTTCCGACTCACCCTTGCCGGATACGATCTTCATGTCGTTCCGAACACCAGGGTGCGACACGTTGTTGCCGGAAGTTCTAGTAAGATCAGTACTCAGCGCATTTACTTCTGTGAGCGCAATGCCTATCGCTTGGTAGGCACATATTTTCCTAAAAAAATAAGGAGGCTTTCCCTGCTGATGAATCTTCTTTTTCTCGCTCCCGCAGCAATACTGCTGAACGTTTTACACAAAAAGCCAGACTGTAGCTTGGCTGTCTTCAAAGCAATGAAAGAGGGGTGCAAGCAACTCACATCCCTCCCTCCTCGCACGAACCCTCAAGCAGAGGCTTTGATTACTTCTGCCATCGAAACAAAGACCATCGTTCCGCCGATCAGAAAATCAAGAAAAAGTTCGTGACACACCTGCACTCCCCTCTTTACAAAGGTCCTTTCAGAGATGATACCCAACCTTTCAATATTTTGTATTATCTATCAGCATTTATCCAAAGGCAGAGTACCCTAGGCAAACCCGGGGGCTTGAATTTGTGAGCCACTCAAAGTGGCTTTAAGAACCGCCTAAAGGCGGAATTTCAGTTGCTCTATCCGCTTGTCCTCGTGCCCTTGCTTGCGGATATATTCCCTTATCACCTTTTCGTCTCACCCCACTTTTGTGGCGTAATATCCACGCGCCCAAAAGCTTTGCCCTGCACCCCCTTTTGCCCGGCCTTGGACTTCTCTCGCTATGTGGATTTCTTCCCCTTTATGTAACCAACCACTTGGGACAGCATATTTGGACGGAATTGCAATATACATATGCACATGGTCGGCACACAGGTGCCCTTCCAATATTTTGCTTTCTCGTTGTTCTGCCAACTTATGGAACACATCGCCCAAGCAGTTTCTCAGTTTTCCAAACAACACCTTACGTCGATACTTAGGTGTCCAAACGATATGGTACTTGCAGTCCCATTTTGTCTGACATAGGCTTGAATTGCACTTCATTGAAGCCTCTCCCTTGCTCACTTTGAGCATCTCACAAGGGGGAGGCTTCATGCTACTCCCACATAAGTCAAACTTCTATAGCCGCCCCAGCAGAGCTGGGGGGTAATCCCCCCGAAAAAAAGTAGTTCTGAAAAGTAGAATTTTCTCGTAATCAAAACGCAGGAGATTTTACATGAAGAAGTCCCGTTATTCCGACAGTCAAATTTTGAGTATTTTGAAGCAGGCCGAAAACGGCGTGCCCGTGGTTGAGCTTTGCCGTGAACACGGTATGAGTAGCGCTACCTTCTATAAATGGCGTTCCAAATATGGCGGCATGGACGCTTCTCTGATGGCTCGCATGAAGGAGCTGGAGAAGGAAAACCGACTTCTCAAGCGCATGTATGCCGAAGAAAAGATGAACGCCGAAGTCGTTGCAGAGGCACTTGCAAAAAACTGGTAAGGCCATCTCGTCGCCGCGAGATGGCCAAAAAAGCCGTGAAAAGGAAACGGTTAAATATTCGGCAGTCCTGTAAAGCTTTCGACATTAGCCAGACATGCTACAGGTACGAACCAAAATTGTCGGCCGAGAATGAACGTGTGGCGGATTGGCTTATTCGTCTGACCACCAATCAGCGCAACTGGGGATTCGGACTATGTTTTCTATACCTGCGTAACGTCAAAAAGTTTGGCTGGAATCACAAACGCGTGTACCGGATTTATTGCGAACTGGAATTAAACATGAGAATCAAGCCTAAAAAACGTCTAGTACGCGAGAAGCCTGAACCGCTCGCCCAACCTAAGGCGATCAACCAAGCGTGGTCTATGGATTTCATGCACGACCAGTTGCGGGATGGCCGCAGCTATCGATTGTTCAATGTGATTGACGACTTTAACCGGGAAGGCTTGGGCATCGAAATGGACTTTTCATTGCCAGCTGATCGGGTGATCCGCTCCTTGGAACAAATCATTGAATGGCGTGGTATGCCACAGGCAATTCGTTGCGACAATGGTCCTAAATATATTAGCCATCGGCTTCAGGTTTGGGCGAAGAAAAAGGATATCCGGTTTGATTACATCCAGCCAGGCAAGCCACAGCAAAATGCATATGTTGAACGATTTAATCGGACTGTGCGTTATGACTGGCTCAACCAATATTTGTTTAAAAGCATACAAGAGGTTCAGGAGCATGCCACCAAGTGGCTTTGGACATACAACAATGAACGACCGCATCTTGCCCTTGGGGGGATCCCCCCAAGGGCAAGACTGACCGAGGTAGCGTAGTCTCTACTTTTCAGACTGACTAGAAAGGGGAGGATTACCTTAACAGTTCGAAATCATTTCCTTTTGAATTGCTGATCATCCCAACCTCCTTCAATTGAATCACAGATGAAGGGAAAAAGTCATAGTACCCCCGGCAAAGCCGGTGGCTTGAGTTTGTGAGCCACTCAAAGTGGCTTTAAGAACCGCCTAAAGGCGGAATTTCAGTTGTTCTATCCGCTTGTCCTCGTGCTCTTGCTTGCGGATGTATTCCCTTATCACTTTTTCGTCTCGACCGACTGTCGTTACATAGTAACCACGCGCCCAGAAGCTCTGCCCTGCAAATCCTTTTGCCCGACCTTGGACTTCTCGTGCTATGTGGATTGCACTCTTACCTTTTATATAACCAACCACCTGGGACACAGCGTACTTAGGCGGAATTGCAATATACATGTGCACGTGATCGACACATAGATGCCCTTCCAGTATTTTGCTTTCTCGTTGTGCTGCCAACTTATGGAACACATCACCCAAGTAGTTTCTCAGCTTTCCAAACAGCACTTTACGCCGATACTTAGGTATCCAGACGATATGGTACTTGCAGTCCCATTTTGTATGACATAGGCTTGAATTGCACTTCATTGAAGCCTCTCCCTTGCTCACTTTGAGCAGCTCACAAGGGGGGAGGCTTCATGCTACTCCCGCATAAGTCAAACTTCTATGGCCGCCCCAGCAGAGCTGGGGGGTCTCTCATTGGGACTAGTCGATAAGGGGGCTAGTGGTCTGATGGGAAGTATAGGTTACGAGGCCAGCACCAATGATGTCGTGTGGGGAACCAACAAAGTTTATGCCCGCATTCATCAGCTGGGCGGCGAAACCGGACGCGGCCACGCTGTCACGCTCCCCGAACGCCCATACATAGGCATTTCCGAAGACGACATTGACGAAGCCCGCGCCATCCTCGCCGATCATCTTGTGGGTGTGCTCGGAGGTTCAAAATGAGATCAATTGCCACCGATATCATTACCGCCGCAGCCGTGGCCGCTGGCCTGCCCGAATCGAACGTCATGATCGAACCGGAAAAGGACGGCGTGACGCTCCCGAAACGGCGTGTAGAAATTTCCTATCTGACAGAACAATACCGCCGCACCGGACGGCCTGTTCGTAAGAGTCCCACTCCCGGCAAGGAAGCCACACACCGTACCCTTGCCCGTGAAAAACATGCCGTGCGTCTGCCTGTACGCGCCGCGATCCGCGCCGACGACGAAGCGTGGCTCAAAGAATTTTCCCGCTGTTTTGTCGCGGCCTTGCCCAAGCGCATGACCGATAAAAACGGCAACACGGTCACGGTGGCCGTGGAAAAAGCCGAATACGGCGGCTTCACGAAAAAGGCCGTGGAGGTGTTCAAGAAACGGTCAAAGACCTTTCACATTACCTTCACCGGCATGACCACCATTGAAAACGAGATCCCGCTCATCAAGAGCGTGGACATTATCCCCAGTTATAGGGAGGCAGGAAATGAGCAAGAACACGATTAAGGCCCCGCTGATGCCCGTTGAGACATTGGCTGACACTGCGAAACTTCCATCGTGGGAGCTTGCCGCACTTCGTCAGGCAACCGACTGGGCAGACGGCAAGCAGGTCACCCAGAGCGAATTCGACACCGCGTTGAACCGTTTGCGTACCCGCCCCCAGGGCGGCGGCACCATATAGGGGGACGCCATGAATGATGTCATTGAATATCTGGTCGACGGAACCAGCGGCCTCGCCCCCGGCAGCGTCTCCGGCACCGCGCTCATCGCCGGTGTCTGCTCCAAAGGCGAAATCGGCAAGGGCTACCTACTCGGCAAGCGCAGCGACCTGAACGGCCTGCTCGGTGTCGGTCCTCTTGTGGATCGTCTCCGCGACATATTCGCCACCGGCGGACAGGAACCCGTGGTTATCGCCGTGCCGATCGAAGGTATGCCCGGAGGCTACATCGGCAACGTCAAACACACAGGCACCGGCCCGGACGCACTGACAAGCGGCCTCGGCAGTACCAATGCGGACGCCATGGTCCAGATCGTGGTTGCCGGTCAACTCGGAACCGCCACATACAAACTGTCGCTGGATGGCGGCAAGACATGGAAAAACGCCACGGCCACTCCCGCCAACGGGCAGATCGCACTCGGCGAATCCGGTGCCTATCTGGTTCTGGACGATGGCGCACACGTCAAAGACGACACCTATGCCGTCATTATTCGCGGCCCCATCGGTCCAGTGGAAAAGATCGGCAATGGTCCCGACCTGACCGTCACCGGCACAGTCAAAGCCGGAACCGAACTCTGCCTACTGGTCACCAGCGCGGGAGGCCGCAACACCAGCACCTATCAACTCTCTGAGGACGGCGGCGACAACTGGGGTTCCATCCGCACCATTCCGGTGGACGGCACGATCCCGGTCCTTTCCACCGGCGTGACCATCACCATGCCGGATGAAGCCTTGAACCTCGGCACCGAATACCAGTGCCGACTCAACGCGCCCACTCCCTCCATCACGACAGTCATGACCGCATTGGAAAAACCGCTATCTCTGTATGACATGGAATTTGTCTACATTGTCGGGCCGAGCGATTCCGTGGACTGGGCAGCCTGTGGAGCCAAGGCGGACGAACTCTGGAACCTACACCGGCCCACCTACTTCAAAACCGAATTCCGTCTGCCACATGACGGCGAAGACCTGAACGACTGGGTGGCCGCATGGCTGGCCGAACGTGCCAAGTATGCAAACCGTTTCGTGCAGAACATCGTCGCCTTTGGAGAGGTATCGGACACCACTGGTCAGCGCAGGGAACGCAACTGGGGCGGCTTACAGGTCGGACGTGTGCTGTCCATCCCCGTACACCGTGCAACCGGACGCGTTCTGGATGGCGGCATCAGTCAGGGCGTTCTGCCCGAAGGCTGGACCGAAGGGCATCAGTTTGCCTTGGAAAAGGCCGGGGCCTGCACGGCCAAGACCTACGCGGGGTTGAAATCTCCCTATTGGGGTGATTCCCGTACTCTGGCCGATGCAACCAGCGACTTCCAATATGAGGAAGTCGTGCGAGTCACCTTCAAGGCGGTTCGTCTTGCCCGTATCGCGGCCCTCAAAGGATTGTACAACGAAGCAGGCGATCCGGCGGCTGAAGGCGGCGCATCTGGTCTTGAATACCTCAAAGGCAGCATTGAAAATGCCTTGGATACCATGACCAAGGCCAAGCCCAAGGAAATGGTGGATTACATCATCACCATCCCGCCGGGGCAGGATATCGCCAACAACGGCGTGGCCGTGGAACAGGAGCTGATCGGCATTCCCATCATCCGCAAGATCAAGCTCTTCACGAGCTACACCTATGCCGGGTCCAAATTCGACCCGCGAATCAAAGAGGTGGCATAATGTCAGTCAACGGTGTGCTGTATGACTGGGAGAGCGTCGAAGTGCAGCTGCCCGGAGGCACTGCGGTCGGCATCACTTCCATCAGCTACAGCGATGAACGCGGCGTGGAACCGCGATACGGCAAGGGCAATACGCCGCGCGGCTATGGTCGAAAGAACTACAAGGCCAGCGGCAACATGGAGCTGGACCGTGACGAATTCGAGACGCTGAAAAAGGCTCTCGGCGGTTCCGTCTACAAAGGCGAGCCGTTCCAGATCGTAACCAGTTACGGCGATGAAGGCCTGCCTACAATTACGGACTCGCTCCCGGCGGTCAAGATTACCAAACAGGACTCCGGCGCAAGCCAGGACGACGACAACGCTGGCAAGGTCAAGTGCGACTTCGCCATTCTCGCCCCCATCAAATGGGGCGGCACTCCGGCTCTGTAAACCGGACACCCAACTTGAGAAAAAGGACCACTCATGGACAAGCCAGAAAAGGACACCCAATACGTGGAGCTGAAGCACGAATTCTTTGACCGTTTCGAGGACAAGGACGTAAACTTCAAATTCCACTTCAAACGGCCCGGTACACCGCAGGTCAACCGCGTGCAGAAAACCGCACTCAAAAACGCGGGACAGGCCTTCCGCAATCTGATCATGGAAACCATCAAGCCCGACGAAAAGAGCGACTTGAAAACCGCTTTGGACGATTACCCCGGCCTCGCCTCCACGTTCGGCGGCGCACTTATGGCCTCCTGCGGATTTGGTGACCTGGGAAACTGATCCAGCGCAACCTGCAAAGAATAGACGGGGACGGTATGACTCAATTCGCCGTGCTGATAAAGCACTGGCTCCATGAGTCGCCGTCCCCGTCTGTTGAGGTCTTTGCCCAGCAGGCTGCGCAAGCCATTTGGTTGGAGAAGCGGTATGGGAAGAAGGAGTAGAGTTACATATTATTTTCCTTGGAATACTGCCATAAATTTCGGTCTACTGTACGCATATCAAAATTGTTATGTTGCGTTAATCCTATTGAGATATCCCCCAATTTTGCCGGGGGGGGGCACGGCTTAGGTTAATTATGAAGAAACAGGGTATTGCGTCCCCTAATTCTCGGCTTACCCCATACTAGATTTCACGCTTTATATGAGAAAACAACTGGCTTCATGCGGTATCCCTTCTATTTTGAGAATAATTGACAAATATATACACAAGTATGATAGACAAAACTGTTGGTAACAAATATAAGCTGATGGATTATATTGAGGTATCTTTGTTAACACCTCTCTACTGGTAAAGAATTCTATTTGGGATTTAAATGAAGGACTAGCTATGCTTCGATCTATCGAATTGGACAGCTTCAAGGCATTTGGGACGGCAACCTCAATTCCTCTTGCCCCAATTACGCTTCTTTATGGTCAGAACAGTTCTGGGAAGAGTTCCATTTTACAGTCATTAAATATGCTGAAACAGACTAGAGAAAGTCGCGACTCAGGGGCTGTTCTTCTTCCAAGAAGTAAAAATGGAGTAGTTGATCTTGGTAGTTTTCAAGAATTAGTTTTTGATCATGATTTAGATCGCAGCTTTTCAATTAAACTCGAATATGATTGGGAGAAGCCCATATATCACCCCATACGTCGAGTTATAAAAAACATTGGTGAAAAATCATCCGTTAAAATTACATTCAGTCGCCCGACCCAGGAGGATGAGGTTTCAATTTCCTCAATTGATTTCTACACAGGAGATGGAAAGATCTTTGCTTCCTTCGAACCAGCTGAAGCGACGAAAGAAATGAAAAGGGATCTTATTCCGTATAGAATGGAGAGGCGCATTCCTCTTGCTGCTATAACCGTAGCGAAATGTAGTTACCTAACTCGCGATGCGATGTTGTGGGAGTCCGGGTTCGAGTTCTCACAGAACAATAAAGAAAACATAATCGACGCACTACAAAATTCACTGAATAGACAAGACTACAAAAACAATGAGCAACATAGCCTTCTTACAGATGATCTTTACGAAACAACTAAAGATGAACTTTCACAACTGAGGAAGGCCCTCCGTTTTTATCAAAGTAATTTTTCATTAGAAGATTACATCGAACGGATGCATTTCTTTGAATCAAAAAGTTTTATTGGCCTTGATGGCTTTATTCCCTTCGGTGCGCCCACAAATAGTTGGAGTGCCCCTGAAATCAGATACTTCAAAAGCATTCGAGGAGAGAGCCTTACGTTAAACGTTGGGAGAATTGCCACATTCTCTGGGCGAGTGTTGGATTCAACTTTAGAACGAGTTTTCCCTCTTGGTCCTTTTAGGCGTCCTCCTGAACGATGGTATCTATTTACTGGCTCAAACCCTCGAGATGTCGGCTACCGTGGCGATTTGATGCCTGATCTTCTTTTTCGAAAGCCGAAAGTACTTAGAGAAACCAACGAATGGCTTAAGCGTTTAGATATTGGGTATAAAATAAAAATTGTCCCTCTCGCAAAACGAGTGAGCGATCTTTTCGAAGTGCGACTCGTAGACACAAGGCGTAGTAAAGAGGTGGAAGTATGCTTATCCGATGTTGGATTTGGGATTAGTCAGTTGCTTCCATTTGTTGTTCAAAGTCTTGCCGCGAATAATCAAGTCATTACGATTGAGCAACCTGAAGTTCATATCCATCCAAGGCTTCAGGCCGACTTAGGTGACTTACTTGTCGAAGCAATATCATCTCGGAGAGATAACCAGTTCATAATTGAAACCCACAGTGAGCATTTAGTATTGAGGATACAAAAGTTAATTAGGAATAAGCAATTGACGCCAAACCAAGTCTCTGTTTTGGCTGTCCATAGAGGAAAAGAAGGTTCCGAAGTTCGAAAGCTGCGACTGGATGAACAAGGAGACTTCATAGATGAATGGCCTGGCGGATTTTTCCCTGAACGTTTAAACGAGTTACTGTAGGTTCCCCATGTTGATATCTACAGTACTTGAACCCAGTATTTTCCATCTAGATTTTATCAAACAAGACTCAAATGCTTTGGAAGCATTCAATTTAATAAGAGGTGTTCACACGAATGGATTAATCTTGGTTGAAGAAAAAGGGGGTCTGCTGGCTACTATCAAAAAAAATCTTCAAGAACTTCCTACTAAATATGGGCAAAAATTGACGATACTTTTTGAAGAAATTCTTAAGAAACCCAAAAGGATTCTTCACGTTCGTATTGATAATCCAGAAGAAAAAAAAGTAGATAAAATCTTAGCTGGTCTTAATAATCAGTATAACCCGGATGCGGCTATCGTTTGCAATGTGGGAGAGGAATGTTACCTTAACTGTTCAAAAAAAAACTACATTTGTTTGTCCGAATATACTTACAGTGGGACCGAGACTCTACGCTATAAATATGCCCAAGGGTTACCTCCGATCGATCAAATTGATGATGATGAATTTACTGAAGCCATCACTAGAACGGTGAAGTATGCTACTTGGATACGTTTTTATGATAAGCAGATTGGGCAGGGTGGAAATCTTAAAGGGTGGTTTGACACACTCGATTTAATTTTGGATATTTGGAAAAATGAAGGTTGTTTTTATGGCAACCCGAATGCTTTTATTCAAATAATTACAACAGAAAAGCATGGATTAGATAAGGCAGGAAGTGATCAAATCAGAACAAATTATGTTAAAGATAATTTTGTTGTAGCCAAAAAGGTTCATAACAATCTTATTGCTCCTCTAAGCCGAAAGTATAATAAGGTCTCTTTAATAGTAAAAAAATTTGATTCAAGAAATATCTTTCATCCAAGACACTTGCAAACACAAAATGCAATAGTTCAATCAGACAGAGGCTTTGATCTTATCAAGGAAGATAAAACTCGAAAGCGATCCATCATGAAACTTGATTATCCTGCAAGTTTACACCTTCAGGAGTGTAGAGGATTGCCAGATGCAGAATGGTGGGCAAAATTGCAAAACTACTCTGCTAAAGATTGGGATAAAGTTAATCCTGAAATTGTATAATATATTGCTCTTTTTAGTGTTTATAAAGGTGTCTCTGAGTTAAGAGCTTAAAATAAGCTCTTTTTTGTCTAGGATTTACAGCCCACTACATCCTCCTTGCGAGGTCATTTTAAAATACAACTTCCACCTAAACAAGAAATCAAAATTCAGGGGGAAGCGCGCTAATAATATCACCCACAGCTCCCACAGATTCCTGAACTAAAGTTTCCATGCGGCTATTCTGGCTCCATGGAAATTTTCAGCGTCATGGCATCCATGTCACTCATCGACATGATCACGGCACCGCTTAGAAGCATCGGTGCGCAGATGAATGTCACCAACAAGGCAGCGGCATCGCTTAGTAGCGGTGCTCTTGCGTTGGCGAAGTCGCTGTTGCCCATTGCGCTTGCCGCCGGGATTTTGCTTGCGGCCCTTGCGCCGTGTGTCTCCACGGCTGCCGACTTTGAGGCGGCCATGGCGAACGTGGGCGCGGTGTCCCGTGCCACACCAGTTGAGATGCGTGAGCTTTCCGGCGCGGCCCGAGAGCTGGGAGCGACCACCGCCTGGTCAGCCATGCAGGTGGCCGAGGGGCAGAAGTACCTCGCCATGGCCGGTTTCTCTGTCCGTGAAAATATAGCCGCGCTGCCTGCCGTGTTGAACATGGCAAGCGCAGGGACCACCGAGCTGGGCCGCGCCGCCGACATTTCTTCCGATATCCTTTCCGCCTTCAATATGGAGGCAGCACAAATGCCACGTGTCGCGGACACGTTGACCGCCGCATTCACGACCTCGAATACCTCGCTTGAATTACTCGGCGAAACCATGAAATACGTGGCTCCTGTCGCAGAAAAGGCCGGGGTGTCCCTTGAAGGGACCGCCGCCATGGCCGGGTTACTCGGTAACGTGGGCATCAAGGGATCACAGGCCGGTACCGCGCTCCGGGCCATGCTCAACGGGCTGGCCGCGCCGTCTTCCGAGGCAGCGAAATCCATTGCCGCGCTCGGCATTACCACCACGGATGCCATGGGCAACCTGCGCAATCCCATCACCATTCTCGGCGATATGGCAAAGGCCACCGAATCCATGGGCAGCGCACAGAAAATGGCCTTCACAAAAACCGTTTTCGGCACCGAGGCCATGAGCGCGGTGCTGGCCCTGTTCGATCAAGCCGGAGCGGGTGGCATCACCGAATATGCCAAGCAACTTTCTGCCGCCGGAACCGCTGCCGAAGTCGCCGCCCGTCAAAACGACAATCTGGCCGGTGACCAAAAGGCCCTCGGCAGTGCTTTCGAGTCACTACAAATCACCATTGGTTCGCTTTTCCTGCCAGCCATGCGCGGATTGGCACACGCCACCACATGGGTGGTCCGTGGCCTTGACGTGCTGGCCGGAAGTCCTGTGGGCAAGTTCCTGCTGACAACCGCCGCCGTCCTCGGTGTGACGGTCATTGCAGTGACCCTTATGTCGGGAGCAGTGTGGGCCGGAACCGCTGCATGGGCGGCCTTCAATCTCGTGATTCTCGCCAATCCCATCGGCATCATCGTCCTTGCGATCGTCGGACTCGTGACCGCGCTCATCGCCCTGTACAACCACTGCGACACGGCCCGTGAACTCATGGACAACTTTGCCACCGGTGTTTCAATGGCGTGGAAAAACATCAAGGGCATAGCCTCGGCGATCGGGGACTTCTTCTCCATCCTTTCCGGCGTGGGCGTCATGGGTGTATTCGCTTATTATTTCACTGATATTTACAACGCTGCCGGTGATCTTTGGGACCGACTGACATCCCTGTTCGATTTCGACCTGACCGAATCCGGGCGCAAACTTTTCATGACGCTGGCCAACGGTATCAAATCCGTCATCACCGCGCCGTATGATCTGGTCAAGGCGGGATTGTCCAAGGTCCGACAGCTCCTTCCGTTTTCCGATGCACACGAAGGGCCGCTTTCCGCGCTGACTCTTTCCGGCACCAGGATCATGGACACCCTCGGCTCCGGCATCCGTGCCGCTGCCCCGAATCTGCACGCCACCGCATCCACAGCCTTGGCAGGCGTGGCCGTGGCCGCGAATCTTGCGGTCGCGCCGCCTGCCCCTTCCTCCCCTCCGACTCTGGCCCCGATTCCGGCGCACGCCACCGCGCCGGATCGGGCCACGACCCGGCAGGCTGGCAACACCATCACCATCCAGCACCTCACTGTGCAACTGCCTGACGTGCAGGACGCGGACGGCTTCATGACGGCGTTGCAGGAACTCGTTGCCCAGCATGACGGCTCCGGCGAACCAGAAGGAGACGCATAATGGACGGCATGTTGACCTTTGAACACGGCGAAGTACGGCTCGGTTCACAGACCGTTCCCGGCATTCTCAAAAGTATGCGCGTGCGTGGTGCTGTCGTCTTTGACGAGGCTGAACCGGACGGCATGTCCGGCAAAACCAAAACCCCCAAAGGCTGGGACGACTGCGCAATCACTTTGACCATAGACTTGCTCACCGACGACCGCGCCACTTGCTACGATCGGCTGGCAAAACTGAACGCACTTTTTAAGGGATATGATAACGGCGCAAATCCCCGCGTCTTGGACGTGGCAAACCCGCATATCTCGGCTCGCGGCATTGAACGCGTGGTCTTTGCCGGTCTGGATTCCACTGAATCGAATCAGGACGACGTGGTTATGGCCAGTCTCCGTTTCACCGAACATCGGCCCACCATAATCAGGGCAGAAAAGCGTGTCGGCACACTGGCCGTGAAAGTGGGAATAGGTCCCGGCCTTGATATTTCAATCGGGGAGCGTTCACGATGATTTCCGGCATCCGTTTGCATATAGAAATAGGCGACACCATCATCGAACGGTGTCCGCGTCTGGAGATCATCTCGACCCGACACCGCCCCCTTGATCTGGCGCATATCCATGTCCCGGACCCGACCGGCGAGGTCGAAAACCTCTTCACCTATGGCGACCAGGTACGCATCGAGTACGGCTATCGCGGCGGCGAATCCGCCGTGTGGCAGGGAACCCTGCGCGCAACCGAGCGCTTGTCCCGCGATCAAGTCTGTCTGACCGCCGACAGCTTGGCACTCCCGCTCGTCAGCACACACGTCACCGAATGTTACACCGACGATTTCAGCCGGTTCATGGTCAAGGACATCATCAAACATGCAGACATGCCCATTGGCCGTATCGACATCCCCAACGAACCGTTGGCGCGTTTGCCCATTTCCACGCTCCCCATCTGGCAGGCCGTCCTTCAGGTGCTTCACACCGTGCGACTGGCCTACGGTCACGACATCAGCCGGATCGCGCTTTGGCTTGGAGCCGAAGGCGTGAACCTCGGCGACTTCGACGAACCCGGCGATGTGCCGGTTATAGCGACCGGAGAGAACCTGATTCGCCACTTGACCGCCACAAAAAAGAACGGCCTCCACTCGGTGGAAACCGTCCTGCTTCCGGGCCTGTCGCATTCCCGGTTATTTCATCTAATGGATTCTCGTCTCGGCGTTGACCGAGAACTTCGCGCCTTGCACGTCAAGCACGCCATTACGCCTAACAGCGTGCGAACCTTCATCAAATACGGGAGGGAAAGATGATGTTACTTTTGACTATATCCAGTAATTTCAATTTTCTTATTGCCGTCCTGAAGCCTCTCTTCTTCATTTGGACCACAAATTCTAGCTTTTTCTATTATCAACGGTTCCGCATCAGTGCGTATTTCAATTGTTGTATTTCCTGCTATCGGCAAAGTGTCCGCAGTAACCGTTTCTTCTTTTGCCAAAGAGAAAGCAACATCCATGTTTGGCAATTCCTCATCACTAAGAGAACTAAGCTCCCCCCGTTCAAATTCTTTTTTTACATGCAAAGACTCTGCATCAATCAAATACTCACTGCCATCTTCCAAAATCAACTTAGCATTGCTCATTATGATAACTCCTTGAGTGTTTTATATGTCTAACTCAAACTTATTACGCCTCATTCAACGCGCTGTCGAAATCGCCATGCCCAACCTCCGCACCTACTACCGCGTGGTGCGCAAGGCCCGGATCGTCGCCACATATCCTGCCGAGGGTGGTCGCTACTGGGCAGACGTGCAGCCGCTTCGCAATGACGAATCCGTAGCCGAAAAAGAGCCGGTCATTCCGCGTGTGGAAATTCCCATCATGTGGGCCGGACCGAATCGCGGCGTGGTCTGTCCGCCGTTGGTCGATTCGCTCTGTGACCTTGAATATTACGATGGCGACCCGAACTTCCCACGTATCTCGAATTTCCGCTGGACCGGCAACGGCGCACCCGCCTGCGAGGTCGGTGCCTACGTTATCCAGCACAGCGACGGCACGTTCATCAAGATCGACGCCGAGAAAAACATGATCCAAGTCACCCCGGCCAACAGCACGGTCAAGATCGGCGACAGCAAAACCGAAACCATCGGCACCGTCTGGACCCTCAAATGCCCGCTCATCATCCAGCAGGGCAATGTCCAGTCCTCTGGTCCCGGTGGTCAAATCGGCAACGTCACCTGCAAGGCGAACACCCAGCAGGAAGGCAGTTATCAATTGGCCGGTCCCATGATCTGCACGCGCCTCACGGTGCTGGACGACGTGGACATCGGCGGCGACATGAACATCACCGGCAACAGCAACGCCGGAAGCCGGAGCGGGGGGACGATATGACGTTAGCAGGCCTTATCCAAAACTTCGCCAAGCGTCTTAATAACGATCATCGGATCACTAACGGCTTTCTCAATCAATTTGTCTATAATTTTTTTCAATACGCTCCCGGAAGCATTTTTCATCATTTTGACAACAGTTGTTTTCTTTTCTTCAGGGATATCGGCCTGAAGAACTTTTGCTTCAATCAAAGACCGAATGTTTTCAGTATCAAATTTGACGGTCACAGTATTGAGGATAGCGGAAAGGCCGCCGTCGTCTTCAATAAAATCAATTCCTCGGGCGGAGATAATGGAGTCAGGAACAATTTGTCCTGGGTATTCCAGCTTAATATGGATCAATCCATGCTCTTCAAGATATTGCATATTCGCCATCAGCTTATGCGGAGGCTTGTCAACAACATCTTTTTTTATGGCTCCGCCAGCATCTGTATCATAGCTGAAAAGAATTCTATTTTTCTTCGTATAAAACTCTTCAAGATTTTTCTCGGTCATACCAAGTTCATCATCTGGATAAAACGTATAATAAAGCTTCAAAACTGCTTTCCAGTTCAAAGAATTGGGATAAACGGCATAACTTTCTTTCAAAAGATCTTTTTGAAACACGCGATCCAAAACGCCCCCCTTTTTTATCATGACTGACATCTTCGCCCAAGACATAGCCCTCGACGAAACCATGCAGGCCCGTGTGGCCGCTAATGGTGAGCTGGTGCTCACTGACGGACCCGCCACCGGCGTGCAGGATATTAAACTCAGGCTCTCCACATATCTTAGTTCTCTGTTTTATGACAAGGATTTCGGTTCCCTACTGCCGAACTGGGTTATGGACGACAACAGCGAGACCGCCCGTATCGGCTTTGGAGCCGAGGTTAAACGGAGATTGCATGAAGACCCACGCGTCCAGCCCGGTTCCGCGTCCTGTTCGATCACGCATTGGGATGAACTCTCCATCCGAGCCGATGCTTCGTTCCGTTTCATTACCGAGGACCACGCCCGCAATCTCGTGATCGAAACCGACCGCTCCAAAAAGGAAATGGTGATCAAGGATGCCGACCCCGCAGTTATCTAAAACCCTCGACGAGGTGCGCTCCATGGTCTTTGGCCATGTCGAAGACGTGCAAGAGGAATACGCCGCCAAAGGCTGGCTTCCCACGCGGTTGAATCTCAACAAGGGCGTGGTGCGTGGCTTGCTGGAAATCTATTGCTGGGGACTCTATCAGCTCTACCAACTCCTCGCCGCCGTGTTCATTCAGGCCGCACCCAAAGAGGCCACGGACGACGAATGGATGGAATGGCACGCCGAACAGGTGGAGGCACCGAGGAAGCAATGGACCAAGACCAAGGGGCGTGTCCGATTTGCCCGCGTTTCCACCTCAGGCAACGTACCAATTGCCAAGGGGAAAATCGTCCGCACCAAACCGGACGGCACCGGCAACGTCTACCGCTATGTTACCACCGAAAAGGCAGTCATTGCGGACGGTCAAAACGAAGTGTCCATTCCGGTTGAATCCGAAGAATACGGAGCAGCCTCGAATGCGTCCGCCGGTCAGATCACCGAGCTTGTTACAGCCGTTCCCGGCGTGGACGTTGTGGGCAACTCTGCCGACTGGCTTGTCAGCGAAGGCGCGGACCTCGAACCGCTTGACCGACTCCGCGAGCGGTATGTCCTGCGCTGGAACGGCAACAACGGCATGACGAAACACGCCTATGCTTCATGGGCTCTCGGCGTCACGGGCGTAGTCGCGGTCAAGGTGCTGGATCAGCATCCACGCGGCCAGGGCACGGTCGACGTCATCGTCAAAGGCGCGGCAGGCATCCCCACCGACAACCTGCTTGAACAGGTTCGCCACGCCGTTGCTACCGGCGCACTTCCCGACGATGTGCAATCCGGTCCACCCGTCAACGATGATTGGCAGGTTCGTGGTCCTGCTCCTGTTCCCCTGACCATTTCCGGCGAATTGGTCCTTGCCCCCGGCACCCACACCGAGACAGCCAAGGACGAAGCCGAGCAACGTATCCGCGCCATGTTCACGGACCCATCCACCGTACCGGGAGTGGCTCCACTTCAGATCGGGGAAGACGTTCCGCTCGACCGCCTGACCGGCGTGGTCATGGCAGCGCGTGGCGTCAAAAAGGTCAATTGGACGTCTCCAACAAATGATCAGGCCGTGCCGGTTGACGGCCTTGCCGTGCTCGGTTCCCTCACGTTGACCACAACCGAGGCGACGGAGGCGTAATGTCCATTTTCAAGGAGTACTTTTTCAAGACCCTGCGTTGGCCGCTCATCCACCGCGCCGGTCCACTGGCCGTGATCGTGGAAGGCCTCGCCAGAAGCATGGACGAAGTTCGCCGAGACATCATCTGGCTTCGCAATCAGTTCAATCCATGGACCTGCGACGAGACCATGATTGCCGCCCACGCCGAAAGCCGTGGCATCATCAGGCACCCCTCGGAATCCGAGACGAAATACAAGGACCGCTGCATCCGCGCCTTTGCATGGCACCGGCTCGGCGGCGGGCAAATGGGCATGCCGCGCATCCTGGACCATTTCGGCTACCCGGACACAAAAATGCTCAACGTCCGCACAGAAGACCCTGACCGCTGGGCAGAATTCAAAGCACGAATCCCGGCACTCGAAGGCATGAACAGCGAGGACTACCAGCGCATCGGCTGGATCGCAGGTGAAACCAAGCCCGCCCGGTCCAAATTGGCAGGCATACAGGCAACCAGTAACGTCCCGGTGACCATCTCCGCAGGTGGCACAACCATTTCCATCGTCCGCATCCGGTTGCTCCCGGAACGAGTAACGGCAATACACATCATCACCAATGTGCATGGCGGCGGTTATACCCACACCGTTGCCCGCACTCACGCATAAGGAGGAAGAATGTCTCTGATTCTCACGAAAGCCGGACTCAACGCTTACGCGCAGGCAGAAGTCACCGGCACCAAATTGCAGGCAACGCATATGGCCACGGGCGATGGCAATGGGCAGTCCGTTTCTCACACGTCGCAATCAACAGAACTCGCTCATGAAACATGGCGCGGAAGTTTGCAAAGAATCGAAATCACGGCATCCGGCGAAGTCGAATTCGAAGGTCACGTCCCCCTCACCGTGGGCGGCTGGTACATCCGCGAAGTCGCGATCTACGCGGGCGAAGTCCTGTTGGCGATCGGCAGCCATCCCGAGGTATGGAAACCGGACCCGGAAGCCCCGGAAAAAGTCGAGTTGGTCATCACCGCGCCGGTCAAATTTGACAACGCGGCCATCATCAATCTGACCGTGGACACGACCAAGGTGCTGGCCAGTCAGGAAATGGTGGTTGGCACGGTTGCGCAACATAATGAGGACAACAATGCCCACGCCGGAGCATTGTCCACGTTAAAGGATCATCCCGCTGATCCAAACGCTCACGAGTTGCTGTTTCAAGCGATGGCGCAGGCTATCGCCAATCATACCAGTGCCGAGGATGCTCACGCCGCTTTATTTCAGGCTATTATCAACCAGCTTCCGGGCAATGCCTCGACAACGGGCAAAGGGCTTGTTGAGCTGGCGACTCTTACTGAAACCCTTGCGGGGACAGACGCCGCGCGAGCTGTCAGCCCAAAGGGGTTAGCTGCGGCCTTGGCAGGCAAGGCCGCAATCAACCACAGTCATGATATCGCCCCTCTCCGGCAGGCGATCATTGCCTGTTCGACAGATGTGAACGGCCTCCCCAATTTCCTCACAATCAATGGTGATGGAGTGACAGTCCAGGCCGCTGCTGATCCGTTGGTGCTGTCAATTGCTGATGGCGAAAAGGATTATGTTGAGCGCATCAACACGGACAGACTCATCCCTTCAAACAATTTGGGCGAAGGTGACAATTATATCTATGCCGAACGAGCCGAAGATGGCTCGGTGATACTTGGAACGACGCAAGATCGGCCTGTCTACAATACGACAGGTTTGGCCGAAACACTGGATCTTTTTGCTCCCGCCAATGGCTATGTTTGGCCGGGGGTAGGAATAATTTCTGCCAGCACAGAATGGGACAATAACAATGGGGCGTGGAAGGCCTTTTCCCAAAGATGGTATTCTGCGAATTATGATGATTGGTCAGCAACAGCCAAATCTGGAACGCTTAAGGTCGTTTTCGATAAGACTCGCAAACTGACGGGCTACGCCATTATCGGCACTCCTTTGACCTACACATCACGAAAAGAACCAAAAACGTGGAATTTTAAAGTTGGAACAGGGGATACACCTGACACGGTTGTTGATTCTCAGACAGATCAAACAGGTTGGACAGCTGGCGAGCGCAGGAATTTTATGTTTGCTTCTCCGGTTGATGCCAAATCCTTTGAGATAGACGTTACCGCTTGTAACGGTACGAACTTGATGATTGCTGAATTGATCCCCATTTTTGAACCTGACTGGTCATTTGACCCTACTCTCTACAAAGGCACTTCTCAACGCATCTATTTAGGAAAAGCCGTTGTATCTGGCGGTACCATGATTGAGGTGTATCCCTATGCTCCTGGAATCTATGCAGTGCGCGATGTCAACGGTGGGGCAAATATTACAACAAATTCGAGGTATGTTGAGCTGAATCCATTTGGGCAAGGGGTTCCTGCAAATGTTGTGGCGGAAATCTACCATAATGGAGTGTGGGCCAATACTTCCTTTTCGCAGACTACTAAAGGATATGGTACTTTTGCCAGTACCGTTAGAGGTGCGGTGGTTGTTCAAACCGGAGATGGTGCCGTCTCTACTGTAAGCAATAAAGCTGGTGGCGGCCATGGTAGTAATGACACAGCTTGTTTCGCACTTTGCCGCATAACAATTGGGAGGACTTTTTAATGGATATTTACGGTAAGATCGACGGCTCTCTCCAACAAATCGGCGGCAAGCACCCCGGCAAGGGCTGGGTGAAAATGACCGAACAACGTCCACAGAGCGACATGATTGCCCAAGCGGATGGTACATGGGTGCTCCCTGTTTCGACAGCGAATGAACAGCGTGCCGTCCGTGACGCCAAAATAGAGAATGTGCGTTGGCGCATCGAGCGTCATCAATCGGAAACACGGCTTGGACTGATTCCCACCGAATCTATCGCTCCTTTGGACGCATATATACAGGCCCTCCGGGATGTGCCTCAGCAGCCTGGCTTCCCCGAGGCCGTGGAGTGGCCGGACGAACCCTCAGAGTAATTTCTTAAGTTCTTTGACAATCGAATAGGCCAAGAAAAGACACAGACCCGCCGGACGAATCCGACGGGCCGTTCTCAAGAGGAACAGGCAGGGGCCTTGAACCGCCCCTACCGGCGCGATGTACCACCACCGCACCACGGCCCCACGGATGGCAGCAACCATTCCGCAAAGTATCCGCTATTCCATGTACCTGTACAGGCACAAAGGAAATAGCAGGAGACCGGGGCAATCGTAAAGATAGTGAAAGATGAAAAATGAAATTCGTTGTGGCAATTGCAACCGCCTGCTCGCCAAAGGGCAGGCGGTTAACCTTCAAATCAAGTGTCCCCGTTGCGGAACACTGAATCACCTGAAAGCCACGAGCATCAACATAGAAAGCCAACGAGCCTCCACCGAGGACTCACATGAAGATTCAGATTGGAAATGCCACGATGTGTCAGGGCGAAGCTCTGGCAACCCTGAAAACGCTGGATGATTGCAGCGTCGATGCCGTCTTGACAGATCCGCCGTATTGCACAGGCGGCTTGACAGTCGGCCAACGGCAACAAGCTCCATCAAAGAAGTACCAAAGCTCAGCCGCACAAAAGAAGTTCGCAGACTTCCCCGGCGACAACCGGGACCAGCGGTCATTCATCACATGGGCCACGCTTTGGCTGTCCGAAGCCTACCGCGTCGCCAAACCCGGTGCGCCCATCATGATGTTCACCGACTGGCGACAACTCCCGGCCATGACCGACGCCTTGCAAGCCGGAGGCTGGCTCTGGCGTAATATAGTGATATGGGACAAGCCGACAGCCCGCCCCAGCAAGGGAGAATTCAAGAAACAATGCGAGTTCGTCCTCGTCGGCAGCAAAGGCAAACTGGCCCCGGCAACCGACCGATGCCTTCCCGGCGTCTTCCGTCACTCCATAGTTAGCGGCACCAAACGCAAACACCTGACCGAAAAACCGGTCCCGCTTCTTCGTGACCTCCTCCAGATCACCCCGGAAGGCGGCACCATCCTCGACCCCTTCGCAGGCTCCGCCACCACGGCCCAAGCCTGCCTCGAAACGGGCCGACACTTCATAGGCATGGAACTCTCCAACACCTACTTTGAAGTAGCCTGCACCCGCCTCAAAGACCTAGCAGGCTGGACCATCTAA